GGCGGTCGACGAGCTGAAGGCGTCGGTGGCGGCGCTGAAGGCCCAGGTCGACGCGCAGGCGGTCGCGGCGTCGCGGCTGCCGCTCGACGGGGCGAAGGCGGCCGACCCGGCGCGCGATGCCTTCGTCGAGCGCTATCTGCGGCGCGGGATCGACGCCAATATGGGCGGCGGCGTCGAGATGAAGAGCCTGTCGGGGGCGAGCGGGGCCGAGGGCGGCTATGCCGTGCCGCGCGAGATCGACGGGGCGATCGCCGCGACGCTGAAGTCGCTGTCGCCGATCCGCGCCATCGCAACCGTCGTGCAGACGGGGACGAGCGGCTATCGCAAGCTGATCGCGACCGGGGCGACCGAGGCGGGCTGGGTCGGCGAGACCGCGGCGCGGCCGGCGACCGATACGCGAAGCTTCGCCGAGATTGCGCCGCCCTCGGGCGAGCTCTACGCCAATCCGGCGGCGAGCCAGGCGATGCTCGACGATGCGATGTTCGACGTCGAGACCTGGCTGGCCGACGAGATCGCGCGCGAGTTCGCGGTCGCCGAGGGCACGGCCTTTGTCGGCGGCAACGGGACGAACCGGCCCAGGGGCTTCCTGTCCTATAGCGCGACCGACGAGGAGGATGCGGCGCGCGATTTCGGGACGCTGCAATATGTCGCGAGCGGCGCGGCGGGCGGCTTTGCGGCGGCGAGCCCGCAGGACGGGCTGATCGAGCTGGTCCACAGCCTGCGCGCGCCGTACCGGCAGGGCGCGGTGTGGGTGATGAACAGCGATACGCTGGCGCGCATCCGCAAGTTCAAGACCAGCGACGGCGCCTTTCTGTGGCAACCGGGGCTGGTCGAGGGACAGGCGGCGACGCTGCTCGGCTATCCGGTCGTCGAGGCCGAGGACATGCCCGACGTCGCCGCCGACAGCCTGTCGATCGCCTTCGGCAATTTCCGCGCCGGTTACCTGATCGCCGACCGCGGCGAGACGCGCATCCTGCGCGATCCGTTCAGCAACAAGCCCTTCGTGCATTTCTATGCAACCAAGAGGGTCGGCGGCGCGATTGTCGATTCGAATGCCATCAAGCTGATGAAATTCGCCGCCAGCTAAGCGGCTGGTGCGCGATGCGGCGCCCGGCTCCGGGCTCCCTTCCCTTTCGGGACCGGGCCGGGCGCTTAGCGATTTTTCCCGACAGATGTATCTTCCGGAAAGGATGGCCTTGCCATGCCGACCCTTTTTTTCGCCGATCTGGTGCGCGAGCTGTGCCGCGAGGGCGGGACCGGGCCGCTGACGCCAAGCGGCGCGGTGCCCGGCCATCGCCGCTTCGCCGACGCGGTGCCGGCCGAGACGAGCTTTCATTACGCCATCGCGGGCGTCGCGCAGCCCGGACAATGGGAAACCGGGACCGGCCGGATCGACGGCGACGGGCGGCTGCAGCGCGACAGCGTCGCGACCTCGTCGAATGGCGGCGCCCGGGTCGATTTCGCGCCGGGGCTGAAAACCATCGCGCTGACCGTCGGCGCCGGCTGGTTCGCCGCCAGCGACGCGGCGGCCGCCGACCTGGGCGGCGCGCTGGCGGGCAAGCAGCCGCTGTCGACCGGACACGGCAGCGTCGCCAGCGGCGACGGCGGCGATCTGGTGACCGTCCGGCGCGGCGCGGGCTGGGTCAACATCCCGCTGAGCGCGCTGGCGTTTCGCAACGCCGGCGGCACGATGACGGTCGGAGCGCCGCTGGCGGCGCCCGCGGGGAGCGCGGCGGCGCCGGCGCTGTGCTTTGCCGCCGACCCCGGCACTGGCCTGTTCCGGGCCGCGAGCGACAGCGTCGGCCTTGCCACCGCCGGCACCGAGCGGCTTCGCGTCGCGGCGGACGGCTCCGTCGGCATCGGGCTGACGACCCCGTCGTACCCGCTGCACGTCCGCGCGGCGACGCCGGCGCTGTGCCTCGAATCCCAGACGACGACCGGGACGACGATCGGCGTCAAGGGCCCGAGGCTGTTGCTGCTGTCCAACAGCTTCACGGCAGGCAACGGCGGCGAAATCGTCTTTGGGATAAACGACGGCGACGCCGGGCGCTGGGGCGCGATATCCGGTCATGTCCTGAGCAATGCGAGCGGCGGATCGCGCGGCAATATCGTCATCGCGACGAAGGGCGCCAGCGGGGATACCGAGTTGGCGCCGCGCCTGGTCGTCGAGGCGGTCGGCATCGTTCGCCCCGGCGCCGACAACGGCCAGACGCTGGGCGCGCCGACCTGTCGCTGGTCGGTGATCCATGCCGCGACCGGCGCGATCAACACGTCCGACGCCCGCGACAAGATCTGGCATGGTCCGGCGAGCACGGCCGAGTTCCGGGCGGCGCGGCGGATCGCCGCCGAACTGGGATTCTATCAATGGATCGACAGTGTCGCCGCCAAGGGCGCCAACGGCGCGCGCCGCCATTTCGGCGTCCGCGCGCAGGCGATTTGGGCGATCATGGCCGACGAGGGGCTGGTCGATCCGCTGGATGCCGCCGGCCGCCCCGGCGCAACCCCCTATGCCTTTCTGTGCTGGGACGAATGGGGCGCAGAGGGAATGGCCGGCGACCCAGGCGACGGCGAAGCCGCGCAGCCCGTCGGAGACCGTTTCGGTATTCGCGAAGGGCAGTTGGCGCTGTTTCTGGCCGCCGCCCAGGAGGCGCGGCTGGCGGCGCTGGAGGCGGCCGCGTGACCGCGGGCCAGCCGATCGCGTCGCAACCCGTCGGCGCCGCCGCACAGCGGATCTTGCCGAGCGAATGGGGCGGCCCCGATCCGGGTGCCGGTCCCCCGGCGGCGCGGACGATCCGCCCCGGAGCGGATGGCGGGCGGCGGATGCGCGTGCGCAAGCCCTGAAAGACTCGAAGCGGAGAGGAGCCGTCATGGCGATGCTGGTGAAGGACCCCGATACACGGATCGATTATGAGGTCGACTGGGGCACGGCCTATCCCGACGGCCAGGCGGTCGTCGCGAGCGCATGGGCGATCGCGCCCGAGGAGGCGGGCGGCCTGAGTGTCGCCGCGACGGCGCATGACCTGACCCGCGCGACGGTGACGCTGACCGGCGGTGTCATCGGCCATGTCTATCGCATCGGCAACCGCGTCACGCTGAGCGACGGGCAGATCGACGAGCGGTCGATGACGATCCGGGTGGAGGAACGATGATGGGCGGAAACATGGTGCCGGGCGAGATGCCCGTGAGCCTGACCGAAGCGCGCGGCTGGCTGCGGATGGGAACGACGGTCGACGATGCGGTGGTCGCGCAAATGATCCGCGCTGCAACCAATGTCTGCGAGGCCTTCATCGGCCGGCGGCTGATCGTCCGCGCGGCGGAAGAGGAGGTGGCGCTGCGTGCCGGCGTCGCGCAGCTGAGCATCCGGCCGGTGGTCGGGGTCGACGCGGTGACGCTGCTGACGGCAGCGAGCGGCGAGACCGTGCTGGAGGAAAGCGATTATCGGCTGACCATCGGGCGCGACGGCACGGCGCGGGTGGCGCCGACCGCGGCGGGAACCGCGGGACGCCTGCGCATCCTGTATCGCGCCGGGCTGGCGGTCGGCGCCAACGATATTCCCGAGGCGATCCGCCAGGGCATCGTCCGGCTGGTCCAGCATCTGCACGAGGCACGCGACGGCGCGGGCACCGCACCGCCGGCGGCGGTCGCGGCGCTGTGGCAGCCGTGGCGGCGGGTCGGGCTGGGAGGCGCGGCATGACGAATGCCGAACAGGCGGTGCGGACGCGGACGCTGGCGCTGCTCGCCGCCGACAGCGCGCTGGCCGGGCTGGTCCATGGCGTGTTCGACGGTGCGCCGCCGCGCGCGAGCCTGCCCTATGTTTCGGTCGGACAGGCCGAGGGAAGCGACTGGGGCACCAAGGATCGGGCGGGGCGCGAGGTGCGGCTGACCCTGCGGCTGGTCGGGATCGATCCCGCGGGGCCGGGCGCGGCGGCGGCGCGGATCGAGGCCGTCGCCGCGACGTTGCGCGGGGCGGCCGACGGCTGGGAGGTGGTCGCGGCGCGGGTGATCCGAAGCCGTCACGGCTTTCGGCGCGAAGGCGGCTGGCGGCACGAGATGGTGCTGCGCTGCCGGTGTCTGGCGGGATGAAGGGGGCATGGTCCTCTGTCCTTCAGGGGAGATGGTCGGGAGAGGGGGAGTCACGCGCAGCGGCCCCCTCTCAACCCCGGCTAGAGCGGCGTGCGCTAAATCAGCATCTCCATTCCGTTCGTGTCGAGCGAAGTCGAGACATGGTGGTGCCTCGGTTTGGATTTGGAAGGCGCCATTCCCTGTCTCGTCACCCCGGACTTGATCCGGGGTCCCGTTTTATCCGTCGTTGAGCGGGACCCCGGATCAAGTCCGGGGTGACGAAGTAAAGCAAAACCACGCTCCTGCTTTCAAAATGCGTCACCACCCGAGAACCCATCGGCCTTGCGCCACGTCGATGGGTGTCTCGACTTCGCTCGACACGAACGGGACGGTGGGTCGGATCAAAGGTTCGATGTTCTAGGCGGCGTGGACAAATTCCCTGCCAGGCGAATGTCTGCTTGGAAAGAACGGGTTGGACGCGACGAAATGGCGGGAAGGGGGTGGGAAGCGGCCGTTCCTCCCCCTTCGTCATCCCGGACTTGATCCGGGATCCCGCTTTTTGCGGCACCGACAGATTTTGGTATCCAGCGGGACCCCGGATCAAGTCCGGGGTGACGATAAAAGAGAAGGCAGGCTTCGGTGGATGGCAGTCGCTTGACGATCCCCGGCGAAAGCCGGGGCCCAGAGTGCGACTGCGCAGCGCCGGCTCTCCAACGCTCTGGACCCCGGCTTCCGCCGGGGAT